CGCGCTTTCATAGTACCGGAGCTTGGATGGGCTAATGGCTGAAAAAGAAACAGGCGAGACAGTCATTCAGGAAGCCCTCGAGCAGTTCGAGGAAAGCCAAGCCGCGTCTGATCGCAACAGACGTGAAGCACATGATGATATTGTGTTTTCACGACTTGCCCAGCAATGGCCCGATGAGATTGTCAAGCAGCGCGAAGCCGAAGGCCGTCCATGCCTGACTATCAATCGTTGCTTGCCGCTCATTCGGCAGGTTGTGAATGATGCTCGCCAGAACACACCATCAATCGAGGTTAGTCCGGTAGACAGCGGCGCAGACATTGACACAGCTAACGTCATTGGTGGATTGGTTCGCCGTATCCAGAACGGGCGCAGGAAGGCTGATATAGCCTATGACACGGCAATTGAACACGCGGTGTCTGGTGGCTTTGGCTTCTTCCGTCTTGGCATTGACTATGTAAGCCAGGACAGTTTTGACCTTGAGGCCTATATCGACCGTGTGCCTAATCCTCTGATGGTTCATTGGGACGTATCATCGACAGAGTTTGACTCGTCTGATTGGGACTATGCCTTCGTCTCGGACTTCATGACCGAAGACAAGTTCAAGCAGCGTTATCCTAAGGCCTCGCCTGTCTCATTTGAGGGTAACACGGCGGACATGCAGCTTAATTGGTCCGACGACGAGCGTATTCGTGTGGCTGAGTATTTCACCCGTGTTGAAGATAAGCGCACGATATACCGTCTAAGCGATGGTAAGACAGTTCGCAAAGACGCGCTGCCCGATATGGCTGAGAAGTTCTTTCAGGCTGGCGGTATCGACTTGGGTGGGCAAGTTAAGGACGACGAGATTGTACAGGCCTTCCTTGCTGCAAACGGGTTGACCATCTCACGTCAACGTGAGGCTACATTCTACAAGGTTATGCGCCGCATGATTAACGGCGTGGAAGTGCTTGAGGAAGATGAATGGCCCGGCTCGACAATCCCGATCTGTCCGGTGTGGGGCGATGAGGTCATCATTGATGGACGCAGACATTTCCGCTCACTGATCCGCGATGCCAAAGACCCGCAGTTGATGTTTAACTATTGGCGCACGGCGGCAACGGAACTGGTTGCGCTGGCCCCCAAGGCCCCGTTCATTGGTCCGAAAGGCTTTGTGCCGAAGGGTCAGGAGGGAAAATGGGAAACGGCTAATACGCGCTCCCATGCTTACCTCGAATACGATGCGACGAAAGGCCCACAGCCACAGCGCCAGCCCTTTGCTGGTGTGCCTGCTGGTGCTTTGAATGAAGCTATGACGGCGGCTGACGACATGAAGGCTATTACGGGCATTTATGATTCTGCTATTGGCGCGCAATCGAACGAAAAGAGCGGCAAGGCCATTCTTGCCCGTGAACGTCAATCAAACGCCTCGAACTTCCATTTTCTGGACAATCTTAACCGAGCCATTGAAGCGGCTGGTCGTATTCTCGTTGAAATCATCCCGTCCGTTTATTCCGAGCAGCAGACCATTCGCATATTGGGTGAGGATAGCAAAGAGCAGGTCGTCCACCTCATGCAGCAGGACGGTGGCTCTGATTTGCCCAATCCCAATGGTGACGGACCTCAACTCTATAACCTGTCTGTGGGGCGCTATGATGTGTCCGTGGCGACGGGTTCAAACTATGCAACGGCGCGTGAGGAAACCCGCGAAACACTCATTGAAATCATGCGGAACATTCCGCAGTCAGCAATGGTTATTGGCGATATTCTCGCTGAGAATATGGACTTCCCCGGTGCTGACAAGTTAGCCAAACGATTGCAGGCTCTTTTGCCTCCGCAGATACAAGCCGCTGAAGGTGGTCATCCAATGCCGCCTCAGATGCCAATTCCCGGTCAGATGCCGGGTAATCCTGCCGGTCAACCTCCAATGAACGGAGCAACGCCGGTTCAATAGGTCACGCAGTGATGCGCCACCAAAGGAGCTACGATGGAAGACGAAGCGAGCAGCCCTACCGAGGGAGTCGCACCCGAAGACGACCAGCCGATTGAAGGCGATGAGCCGGAAGGAAGCGACGTTGGTGAACCTGACGATGAACCGTCAGCCGACAATGCGGAGCCCGCAGACGAAGAGGGCGAAGCAGGAGATGAGGAAGCACCCGAGGAATTTGACGAGATCAATATCGGCGGCGAGAAGCTCAGGACGCCCAAAGGGGCTATCCCTGAAGAAATTCTCACTAAGGTTAGCGATTTTGCGAAGAACCTTGAGGGCGGATTCACTAAGAAGTTTCAGGAAGTCGCAGAGACGCGAAAAGAGGTTGAGGCGCGGGAAACCGCTGTTAGCAAGCTCCTATCGCTGAATGACGATCTACTGACTGATTTTTCACGCGGCAAGCATCTCAAGAGTGAAATCGAGCAGCTTTCGCAAATAAATGTCAACGCGTTGTGGCAGTCCAACCCGGATCAGGCCCGACAAGTTTCAGACACACTTGCGCAGAAGCAAGCCGAACTCTCCAGCATCATCAATCAGGTTACGGAAAAGGAAGCCCAACTCAACCAGTCTCAATCGCAGGAAGTGGCGAGACGAATGGAAGTTGGCAGGCAGGTTGTTGAACGCGAGATCAAGGACTTTGCGGCTAAGGAACCGGAAATCATTGATTACGTCGTGAAAAATTACGGCATGAGCCAAGAGGAAGCCAAGACATGGCCCCTCAATCCGAACACCGCAAAGATGGCCTACAAGGCGATGATGTTCGACCGGATGCAGGCAAGCACAAAGAGCAAAGCAGCCCCGAAGGCAGCAGCGGCAAAGCCATTCACCCCAGCCAAAGGCAAGGGCGGCAATGCCACTAAGGATGTGGCGTCAATGAACACAAGCGAATTGGCGAAATATCTGGGTCTTCCCGGCTAATTCAAAAACACACATAGCCCGTCGTGAGACGCGCTAGGCCCCTAGAAGGAATAATCAGATGTCAAACACGACACTGACAGCGAGCGTCATTGCCAAAGCGGCGGTGGCACTTCTCGATAACGAACTCGTCATGGCGAAGAAGGTTTTTCGCGGTTACGAAGATGACTTTGCCAAAAAGGTCAACGGCTATGAAGTGGGCGAGACCATTTCGATCCGCAAGCCTGCCGACTACACCGTGCGTGACGGCGCTACGGCATCGGCGCAGAACGTGGTTGAAGGCAAAACCACAATCACGGTCGATAAGCGTAAAGGCGTTGACTTCAAGTTCACGTCCCAGGAATTGACCTTGAACATCAAAGACCTTGCTGAACGTGCCATTAAACCGGCAATGATCCAGCTCGCCAACCAGATCGACGTTGATCTTCATGGTCTCTACAAAGACGTACCCAATTGGGTCGGTACGCCGGGTCAGACGCTCAACTCGTTTGCTGACTTCGCCGTTGGCCCGCAGCGTCTTGATGAGTACGCGATTGACCAAGACGGTCGGTGTAGTGTTCTTTCCCCGTCCGATCATTGGGGCATCGTTGGTTCGCAGACCGCGCTCTATAACGACACGATCAGTAAGCCAGCCTACCGCAAAGGGCAGACCGGCATGATTGGCAATGTTGATGCCTATATGACACAGAACGTCGCCACGCATACTTGCGGCGCTGATCTGTCTGGCACGGTCAACTCGTCTGTCACAGCCTCCACCATCACCTATGATGCGGTGAAGGATTCCAACCAGCAGACGATTACATCGGCAAGCGTCGACTTCAACGTGGGCGACGTGTTTTCGATTGATGACGTGTACGCGGTCAACCCTGTAACGAAAGCCAGCCTCGGCTTCCTGAAGCAGTTCACGGTCGTTTCTTACAGCTCGAACACTCTGGTCTTCTCGCCTGCGATGGTGTGGACCGGCGCATTCAAAAACGTCGCTGTGACTTCCGGCGTGACCGATCTGAACACAAAGGCCATTACCGGCGTCGGTACGGCTGGCGGGGCTTATCGTCAGAACATGGTGTTCAACGAAAAGGCTTTTGCTCTGGTGACTGTCCCGCTCATTTCCCCGCCTGGTGCGGTTGATGTGGGCCGTCAAACCTACAAGGGCACGAGCGTTCGTGTCATCCCGGTCTATGACGGTATCTCGGACGAGAGCATGTGGCGTCTCGATGTTCTCTATGGCGTCAAGACGATTGACCGTCGTCAGGCTACCCGCCTTTCCGGCACAGCCTAATCGAGTGGGGGGCTTTGGCTCCCCATTTTCTTTTCAATCATTTCTGAGGAAATCATCATGGCTATTAAACAGCTTTCCGATGGCGGGTCCGATGGCGTCAAGCTCGGCCAGTCAATTACCGACCTCGTTGGTATCTATGGCGTGACGCCGGTTGCGCAGCGAGCAGGTTCGGCTCAGGCCGCAGTTATAACGACCGGCTCAACAAATAGCTCACCCTATGGCTTTGCTACGGCAGGTCAGGGCGATGCGATTGTGGCACTCGTTAATGAGCTTCGCGCGGCACTCGTCGCGGTTGGCATCATTAAGGGCGCTGCGTAACCAATATGCGGGGGCTTCGGCCCCCGTTTTATTTCATTTGAGGTAGCCAATGACATTGCTTTCGCTCTGCCAAGCCGTGACTGATGAAGTTGGCATCCTTCGGCCTGCGACCATTGCGTCAAATACTGAGCCTGATGCACAGAAACTCTTGCGCTATGCAAACAAGGTCGGCAAGAGGCTGATGAAGGTCTTCCCGTGGCAGGTGTTACGCACTGAAAAGACGTTCACGGCCATTGCAGGTGGTGTGCAGACGGGCATTCTCCCGGCTGACTTTGATCGCATTGTGCCGGAGACATTCTGGAACAGATCCGGCTCTGAATTAATCACTGGTCCGGTGGGTGCGGTTGAGTGGCAGGGTTACAAGACCTTTGGCTATAACTACCCGGAACGTCGGTTCATCTACCGTGGTAATAGTGTCGAAATCATTCAAGACATGGCTGGTGGTGAAACGCTCGCCTTCGAGTATATCAGCAATCATTGGTGCCAGTCTGCAAGTGCCGTTGGCCAGGCCGCATTAGCTGCCGATACAGACACAACCATCATTGATGAGGACTTACTCATAGCCGGTATGGTCTATGCCTATCTTGATGGCGAGGATTTGCCTGCTCAGAGTGCGCGCGCCGACTTTGAGGAATACTTCACAACGTTGATGGAGAACGACCAGCCCAACACAAACACATTGTTGACGGGCGATATATTCCAGCGTGGAGGTCGTCGTTTCTCTGGTGCGCCAAGTGTGCAATCTATCCTGACGGGGTATTATTAATGCGCGCTGCTGGTCGCTCGCTGTCTTTGCCGCCGCCTTATGGTGGGTGGGACGCAAAGAACGCGCTCGTAGACATGCCGCCCGAGAACGCCATTATCCTCGACAACTGGTTTCCCAGCACAGACAAGGTGACTCTGCGCCGTGGCAATACAGCATCTGCTACAGGCATGACAGGCAACATCGATACGTTGCTTGAATATGCCCCCCCGTCTGGCTCGCCTCAATTGTTTGCAGTTGATGCGGCTGGTAGCATTTTTGACGTGACCTCAGCGGGTGCCGTAGGGTCAGCAGTCGTTAGTGGGCTGGCTAATAATCAGTTCCAGCAATGCCAGATTGGAACGGCGGGTGGGCAGTTTCTCTTTGCCGTGAACGGTGCGGATACCCCAAGGCTATACGACGGCACAACATGGTCCACATCGTCCATTTCAGGGCCTACGTCGGCTAATCTAATCTGGTGCAATCTTCACCAGCGTCGTCTTTGGTTTGGTGAGAAGGATAGCCTCACAGCTTGGTATTTGCCCGTAAATAGTATTTCAGGAACAGCCTCTCAATTTTCGATGGCTGCGGTATCAAGCCGTGGTGGTTACATCATGGGAATGGGAACGTGGACCAGAGATGGGGGCGCGGGCACAGACGACGTTGCCGTGTTTTTGACCTCTGAGGGTGAGGCGATTATCTATAGCGGGACTGATCCGTCATCCGCTTCTACGTGGTCATTGGTCGGTGTTTTTAATCTCGGTCGTCCGATTGGTCGCCGCTGCATGATTAAGGCCGGTGCCGATCTTGTGATGATTACGCAGGATGGATTTGTGGCCGGCTCGTCCGTTTTGAGCCTTGATCGCTCGCAGACACAACGCGTTGCGCTCTCGGCTCAAATCAACAAAGCCGTGAACGACGCGCAGAGGAATTATAAGTCTCTCTATGGCTGGCAGCCGATAATCTATCCCGGTGCTGCCATGATGATATTCAACATTCCGCAGTCGGCCACGACCTTTCACCAATATGTGTTCAACACGATTACGGGTGCGCCATGCCGGTTCACTGGATTGAACGCACGTTGTTGGGGCATGAAAGGCGATAGCATCTTTTTCGGCGGGGCGGACGGCACTGTCTATCAGTTTGATACTGAGGGCGGTGACAATGGGTCTAATATCGAAGGTGATGCGCTTCAGGCGTTCAGTTATTTCAAAACACCATCCAGCAATAAAGCCTTCAAACTGGTTGAGCCTATCTTTGAAAGCAGCGGTGACCCCAATCCAGCCATTGATTTGAATACGGACTTCACAATCCGGCCGCCCGCCGCTGATCCGTCTCCCTCAGCAACCGTGAACTCAGCCAAATGGGGCATTAGTCATTGGGGCGTTGGGCGCTGGGGATCATCGGGGCAAATCTATCGCGGTTGGCGAGGCATTAGGGGGCATGGTCGCTCTGCATCTCTGCGTGTGCGTGTGAGTAGCCAAACGGCAAGGCCTAGCTGGATCACAACAAACTTCCAGTTTACGCCGGGCGGTCCTTTGTGAGCCAACTAATCATCGGTCACGACGCCGAAATCGCTCAATGGGTTATTAGACACATTCCGCATATGCGTGGCGGGGATTTCGGTCCATGTGCTGCAATCGGCGTTGCGTCTAAGAATAAATTACTAGCCGGTATAGTTTATCACGATTACCAGCCTGATTTTCGCACGATCCAACTTAGCATGGCATCTGAAAGCCCTATGTGGGCGAGACGATCGACTATCGCAGCACTACTACATTACCCGTTCGAGCAACTCGGTGTTTACAAGGTATGGACATTGACACCGATTGATAATGAAGCGGCGTTGAAGGTCAATCAACATATTGGATTCAAGAAAGAGGCGACCTTGGCTCATCAGTTCGGGCCAAAGCGACATGGGATTGTCTGCCGTCTAACAAAACAGGATTACAATAGGAAATACGAACATGGGTAAGAAAACACCATCGCCCCCCGCAGCTCCCGATCCTATTGCCACAGCAAACGCTCAGGCGGCGGCGAATAAAGAAACGGCCATTGCACAGTCTCAGCTTAATATGGTGGATCAGTACACACCATATGGGTCTTTGGTTTATAATCAGATTGGCAATAGCGGACCAACGTTTGATCAGTCGGCATATGATCAGGCTATTTCTGCCTATCATGATTCTCTTAACGCCTATAATAATGGTGGATCTTCATCTAACGTATCATTTGGCAATAGCAAAGCAGGCAAAGCAGGCAGGGGACAGATAGCGTTATTTGGCGGCGGTGGTTCATCCACGCCAGTTGCCCCAGACCCCAATAATTATTATACCAGCACGGGTGGCGTGCCTAGGTACTCCGCCACTCAGACGCTTTCCCCTGAACAGCAAGCTATTCTCGACCAGACTAATCAGGCATCGCTGAAATATGGTCAGACGGCCAATAACCAGCTTAATCAGGTCGCCAACACACTCTCGACGCCTCTGGATATTTCTAGCCTCGGCCCTGTTCCGCAGGCTGATCAGAACGCTTGGCAAAATTCGTATGATGGCCTGATACAGCGTAACCAGCCACAGGCTGACCAGCAACGGTCTGCACTCGAAACACGATTGGCTAATCAGGGTATCGGCTACGGTTCCGATGCGTGGAAATCTGCAATGGATGATTTCAGCCGATCACAGAATGACTTCGGGCTTGCGGCGCAAAATGCGGCGACGACGGATATGTCTCAACGATATGGTCTTGCGAACACAGCCTACAATCAGGGCTTGAACAGCATGATTACGTCTCGCTCACAGCCATTGAATGAACTCGCCGCTATGATGACGGGTTCTCAGGTCCAATCTCCTACTTATGTCAACACGCCACAGACGCAGGTGGGGCAGACTCCGGTCGCTGATTCAATCTACGGATCATACAACGGTCAGATGAATGCCTATAACTCACAGCTTCAAAATAATGCCGCCCAAACGTCTGGTTTATTCGGCCTTCTGGGGGCTGGAGCCGGAGCCTTTGGAGCGATTAACCCGTTTGGATGGGGTAAATAATGATAGGCGATAGTCTCAGCGGCGACAGCAGACTTACAAAACTTCTTAAGGCCCAGCCAAATCCGAATAATGGAACTGTGCCTGGAGGTCTGGCCTATGTACTTCAGCAGGCATTGCTTGGGTACGCTGGCAATAAGGACGGGCAGGACAAATCCGCCGCTATGGATGCCCTGACGCGCGGCATGAGTGCAAAGCCTTGGGTTAATCCAGATACGGGAGAGGTCGGGAAGCCGGGCTCTGCCGGTGGCTATGCTGGCGCTTCTGCTGCATTGCAGGGCCTTGGTGACAATCCTTATGCGCGCGATCTGGCATCTCAGTTGATGATGAGCCAAGCCCAGAGCGAAGCCGATAATGGTCAATGGCAGAGCCGCTTTGATGCTCAAAATCAGGCACAGAATGACAGGCTTGATAAGCAGCTTCAGGCACAGAAAGACCTTGCGCAGTGGAAGGCGATGCATCCCGACCCGACTTCTACACCGTCTAATATCGCTGAATGGCAATCCTATCAGCGCATGACGCCTGAGCAGCAGCAACAATATCTAATCATGAAGCGCGCGAATCCATATCTTAATTTGGGTGACTCATTTGCGCAGCCGGACCCGACCAATCCGGGGCAGATCATGGGTACGCCTATCAATGTGGGCGTTGCCCCGCAGCAGAAGATTGACAACACGAACAATCGTATCATTACAGCGCCCGGCGTCCCGTCTGGTCCTAGCGCTGGTTGGGCGGCGGCACATGGCGGGCAGGCACCTATGCCAAATCAAGGGCAGCCCGCTATGCCTACGCAGGCACCGCCTGTGCAAGGTCAGCAGCCCCCTGTTGCACCTCCAGCCCCACAGCCCGCGCCATTGGCGCAGCCACAGGTAAATTCAGCGCCTGTTGCACCATCATCTGCGCCGGGTGTGCAGGAATTGCCCGCGCCTAAATCCCAGATGGTCAAGGCGCAGACAGCACTTGACCAGTTCGCCAATAACTCAAAGTTCATTGGTGACACGGTCGATCTGGCCATTAATCAGGCATCGCAGGGCGGCACGGGTATGGGCTCGATTTTGGGGAACCTCCCCGGTACACAGGCCAATGATCTGCGCAATACCTTGAATACACTCAAGGCCAATGTCGGCTTTGACCGTCTTCAGCAAATGCGAGATAACTCACCGACAGGCGGCGCACTCGGCAACGTGTCGGACACTGAGGGTAAGCTCTTGCAGGCCGTACAAGGTGCGCTTGAGCCAAATCAAACCAAAGAACAACTTGTGCGCAATCTCCAGCATGTGAAGCAGCTCTATGGTCAAGTTGCGACTGAAAAACAACAAGCCTTCAAGCTTACATTTGGTAGCGATGGCCCTGCATCGAATAACGGCGGCTGGTCAATCCAGAAAGTTCAGTAATGGCAAAATTCCGCGTTACCGGTCCTGACGGTTCGACCTATGAGGTCAATGCGCCTGATGGAGCATCCGAACAAGACGTAATGAGTTATGTGCAGCAGCAGCACACGGCTCAGCCCGCACAACCAGACTTTGCCACTCAGGCTGCCTCTATGGACCCAACAGACCTTTCTGTCGCGCGAGCAAAAGATGGAGCATTTGGTGATTATCTCCGCGCGCAAGCAGCACAACCAAAACCCGGCGAAACACCGGACCAGATGTTTAAGCGTCAATATGGCGGGCTAAGCCAAGAGGCGCGCCCAAACTCTGGCGAGGGTGTTGCCCGATCTGCTCTACAAGGCGCGACGTTTGGCGGTGGCGATGAATTGGTGGCTGCGGGTGCGGCGGCACTTGATCCATTGCTCAAAGGCTCAGGCGGATCATATGGGGACAGGTATGACGCCTATCTAGGCCGCGAACGTCAACGCCTTGGACAGTTCCGCAACGACCATCCTGTTGCAGCCATCGGCTCGGAGGTTGTTGGCGCTATCCCGACTGCCATGCTCGCGCCTGAAATCAAGGCTGCTCAAGGTGCCGGACTTGGGACACGTATGTTGGTGAGCGGTGCTAATGCAGCCGGGCAGGGTGCTGTCTATGGTTTTAATGCTGGTCAGGATGGCCCGGCAAATCGCGCTAGTAATGCCGCATTGTCTGCCATATTAGCAGGTGGCATCGGGGCAGCGTCTCCCTATGTCGGTGACGCATTGACGCGCGCTGGAAAAAAGGCAGCGAACTCTACAATTGCCAAACAATTCATGAAAGACGTTCCTGATACAGAAGCATTGCGAGCTATGGGCCATAAGACGTTTCAGCAAGCAAGCGATGCTGGAATTACGGTCAAGCCCGATGCCATGAAGCAGAGCGTTGATGATATAGCAGCGTGGGCGGCAAAGGAGGGTATTGACCCGACCCTACACCCCGGCGCGACAGCGGCATTGAAGCGCCTTCAGGCCGTAACAGACCAGCCCTTGACGCTCGATAATGTTCAAACCTTACGTCGCGTCATGGGCGCTGCTGCTCAAAGCCAGTCTGCTGATGAACGTCGTATTGCTTCCGGCATGATCGATCACCTCGACAGGTTTGTTTCTGACCTCACTCCTGACCAGACGGTAAATGGTTCAGTGGGTAACGCGCCTAAACTGCTGTCAGATGCTCGTAATATCTGGTCGCGTATGAAGAAGTCTGAAATCATCGACAATGCAATGACGAAGGCCGACAATCAAGCCAGCGGCGTTGAAAATGGTATTCGTATTCAATTCCGCAGCATCCTGAATAATAACAAACTGCGCCGTAGTTTTACGCCAGATGAAATCAGCGCCATGAACGATGTGGTGCAGGGAAATTTTACCGCGAACACCCTGCGCCGCCTTGGGCGTCTCTCTGGTGGCTCAGGCGCGCAGCATAATATGCTGACCTCTATGGGTGGGTCTGGTCTTGGCGCTGCTGCTGGCGGCGCGATTGCTGGCCCTGTCGGTGCTGCTATTGGTGCAGTCTCTGTCCCTGCGTTGGGATATGGAGCGCAGAAGGGTGCTGAGGCATTGACTCGCCGTCAGGCCAGTATCGCGCAAGCGTTGATTGCAAGCGGTGGTGCGGGCACAAATCTGACCGAACCACAGTTAGGCAGGCTCGTTCAGTATCTTATGCAGCGCAGTGCGCCCCTATCAGCACCAGTACGAGAGAACGCCCGCTAGTGGGTTTTCAAATAGTAGGCAGTGGCAGAAACCAGTAGAGGTGGAATAGCGCCAGCGGCGAGCATCTGCCACGACGCTTCTCCAGGCTGCATATTCCACGTTTTAACGGTTACCCAAACTGTGACGAATGCCATCAAGCATCCGAGATATGCACCAATTGCAGTAAGCCATAGTTGTCCCATCCGGCAAGAATACACCGCCCCTGAAATCCTGACAATACCTACAACGCAGCGCATTCAGCAATCTTTTAATCCATGCCTCCGGGCATATTCCCGTTCCCTATGGCATATTCTGCACCGACGATAGCCCTGTTTATGAGCACAAAGATTATCGAGGTTATACGGGTGTCCATTTGGGCAATGCGTCTTTGCTTTTTGCTTTCTGCCGCTTGCCTGACCGCCCAATGCCAAACCAGAGAGATTATGTAACTTTTTATTGCTAATGACGCTCTCCAGAGGAAGACCTCTATTGGCCCTCTCAACTATCGTATCTGTTTTTACGCTAGCTAAATCGGCCAACTCAACCGCCTTAAATCTCCTACCGTCTATCTCGACAAAACGCGTCACTCGTTGATTGCGCTGTTGCGTTCTTTTGCTAGCCCATCGGCAGTTAGACGGCTCGTAATCGCCATTTACGTCTATGCGATCAATCGAGTGGCCTTCTGGCCTCTCGCCCATATCAGAAACAAACACCTGAAATGAATTTGCCCAACGCGGGCAAACCTTAATGCCGCGGCCTCCATACATCGCATAAGCGTTGTTGTGAGGCTTCTGGCAGCGATTTCTCATGCCTAACCATACTCCATAGAGCGGGTGGGGGTTCTTAAAGGGCATTAACTTTCTCCATGACTGCTTCGATAAAGCATCATGGCACACAATGGAATAGGAGTCCAGATATGTCCCGTGACGGCTCAGGCACATATAGTCGCCCAGTAGCACCCTACGTCTATGACGCGGTGATTTCCGAAACTGACATGAATACGGAAATGGACCAGATCGCTACGGCGCTCACGGATTCATTGACGGCTGACGGTCAGAAGACTGCTTCAGCAAACCAGCCGATGGGCGGGTATCGGCATACGGCAGTCGGAGCAGCTACCGCACAAACCGATTATGTCCGCGTCGATCAGGTTCAAAAAAATACCCTTAATTATCTCACTTCCGTAGGCGGAACGGCAAACGCTATTACGGCCACGGCTGCAATCGGCATGACCGCTCTTACAGCTGGTATGGTGTTCGAGTTTATTCCAGGGGCGAACACGACAAGCACAACGCCAACTATCAATATCAATACCATCGGTGCGCTGACGATTAAGCGAGACGCTTCAGCAAATTTGGTTTCGGGCGATATTGTCAGCGGTCGTCCTGCCCGTATTTTCTATAACGGGACATATGCGATTCTTCTCAATCCGTTCACCGTGTCATCCGCACAATCCGCCAATATCGCTATATCATCCCTGTCGGGGTACGGCACGGCAGCATCGAAAAACCTTGGCGCTGATATTGTTGATGATGGCTTAGGCAATCTGATGAAGATTACCAAAACCATTATACCCGGCGATGTTGATTACACAATCCTCAAGTCTAACGCTGGATCGATGCATCTGTCATATGGCAAATCGGCTGGCCGAACCATTACGTTACCATCCATAGCGACTCTTGAGTTGGGCACAAGATACGGTATTTTTAATTATACAGCAGAGACATATCCCTTGACAATCGCAGTAAGTGGCTCGGATATGCTTGATATAGGAATTTCGACCGCGCTGTACCCCGATCAAATAATTTGGCTGTATTGCCGCGGCGGCGGTGTTTGGTCAATGGAATCTCTTTACCCGTCGGTCGCATCGACGTCGCAAAAAGGGCTTGTTTCACTTGCCACAGCGGCGGAAATCAATACAGGCACCAATGCGACGAAGGCCGTCACGGCGGCGGCTGTTGCAGGATCGAATCGCACAGTTAAAGCGTGGTGGGAAATGAACTCATCTGGCACCCTTCTTGGGGGCTTCGGTGTGTCCAGCACAGTGCGGAACTCTACAGGTAACTATACGGTTAACCTCGCCGCCACTGCTCCCTCCGCCTATGGGTTGGGCCTTGAAAGCGATCAGCTTATCACGTCGCGCGTGAGCAAAAGCACCACGTCCATAACCTACAAGACAGGGTTTGGCGCGTCATACAACGCCGCTGACGCCAACTCATCCGGCATGATTATTTATTGAGGTCTGAAATGAACAAGATCGTTTGCTACAAATCCACCGATAACGACGGAAACGTCGTTGTGCCGATTGTTTTTCCCTTTGACGGTGCCCGCCGTCAGGTTGTTGTCACGCCTGCCAGTCTTGTGATTCAAGACGGTGAGATAGTCGCCATTCCGGCAGAGACGCGCGATGAAACCGACGCTGAACTCATTGCGTGGGTTGCCGCGAAAGACGTTCCTGCCGGTGTTGCGTTCAAGATTGTGGACGCCTCATCCGTCCCGCCCGACGAGGATCTCCCCACATGGTTTGACGGACTTGGAAAACCTGACGGCAAGGGCATGGGGCATGATGCTTGGGAGGCTGCAGAGATCGCTCGGATTGATGGCATCACCCAACGCTTGCAGGCTCAATATGATGAACTTGCGGCGCAGGTAGCAGGCAAAGCTATCGTAGAGAGTGCGTAGTCATGACGGGGTACGACCTCGACTTGCTCCGCAAAAGCATCAAGACGAATGAGGGCTTTCGGTCATATGCCTACAGAGACAGCCTTGGATTGCTGACTATCGGTTATGGCCGCTTATGCGATCCGTCCAGACCCGGCAGCGGCTTGACCGAGACCGAGGCCGAATACCTGCTCAACAATGACATCGCAAAAGTGGTTGCAAACCTCACCAAAGCCCTGCCGTGGATTACAAGCCTCTCAGATGCCCGCCAGCGCGTTCTTTATGAAATGGCGTTCCAACTAGGCGTGACCGGCGTTACCGCATTCAGGCAAGCCCTGAAGGCCATGCAGGCGGGCGATTGGCAGACAGCCCACGATCAAATGCTGGACAGCCGTTGGGCCAAGCAGACGCCAACAAGGGCGCAGACGCTGGCTAACCAAATGCTGAAAGGCTGAGTATGGTAGACCTACTATCCCAAATTGACGATATCCCTGATGAAATTTTAGCTGCCGTTGCCCCGCATTTGAACCTGTCACGGGAACGATCTAGCGGGCTTCTGGACGCGGATGGGGTGCGAGATTTCCTCTACTACGTCGCCATTGAAACGCGGCGATATAGACGCAGGCTAGAGAAACTTGACCCCCGCGCCGTTAAGTGACCCGCCTTGGCTCATCCCGTTGGTGTGGGTGATACGGGTTTACGTGTGGGTGCTTTTGTGGGTGTGGGGGAGGAAGTAGCTGCGGGCCGGATTATGACGTTGCCCCCAGTTAGCACGTGTTTGGGGGATCGTACCGACCGATGCCTTCTTCATCACATAAGCACTGTGCCT